AGTCGACTGCCAGTGTTCGAGGACACCGTCTGGAACTACACTCGTCATCATGGAAACCTGCAGCACTTCACCACCATCACCTGGGCTGGTCGTGATTACCGCATTGTGTTGACACTGGGCGTTAAGCGGTTCCATATCGATTTGTACTCGGGCACTGTGCGTCATATGACGGCGACCTACATGTTCGATATTCGCGTCGCCGACCTCCAGCGCTTCGCGTTTGATAGCGTGGTATACTATCTCTCGCAAGCAACGCCCCTTGTGGACGCACTCCAAGAACCGCTGCCGTTCTGGCAGCACTGAACAGAAAGGTACTCCTATGAGTGCTGAGATCACCGTTTCCGGCAACCTGACCCGCGACCCCGAGACCTCCAAGACTAAGTCCGACGAGCTGATCGTCCGCCTTGGTATCGCAGCTACCCGCCGCCAGTTCGACAAGAAGACGAATGAGTGGACTGACGATGGTGAGCCCCTTTACCTGAACGCCTCTTTCTTCGGTGACTCCTATGAGTACATCACCGATGTGGTGTCCAAGGGCGACCAGGTGACTCTTTCCGGGATTCTTGTTCTTCGAGGTTGGGAGTCCAAGAAGGGTTCTGGTCAGTCTCTGGAGATTCGGTTCCCGAAGTTCCTCGGCTATATGAAGAAGGGGGATCGCGCTCCGCAGAGTAACCGTCGCTACCGTCGCTGACCACTCCCCCACCGCCCGGGGTCGGATCTCTTTCCGGCCCCGGGCCTTATTCAGATAGGTTATGATATGGCTAAGCTTGAGAAGCCCACGGATCTTGCAGGTTGGCGCGATTATGCACGCCGCCTGGAGGCCCGCGCTTCTCGTAAGATCACTCAGATCGAGCGCGGCGTCTACGCCCCCGCCGCCCTGAAGCCCATCCATGAGCATATCAACCCCGAGACGGCCACTAGGATCGCTCATACGGCCTTGGATCCGCGTAAGGGTACCCCGGCAGTGGCCCGCATGACTAAGGCCCAGGTTGAGGCTCACGCGCATCGTCTGGAGGAGTTCATGGCACCTAACGTTTCCTATTTCACCTCCGCGTCGGGTAAGCCGATTTCCGCTAAGGCGATGCTGAAGTATCAGTACTCTGTCAATCGGGGTAATGCGAAGGTTCGGGGCTACGTCTCCTCCGTTCAGGGTACGGTTATTCCATGGCGGGATGGCGAGCAGTTCGGTAAGGTTTTCGATCCTAAGCGTCCGCATGAGAAGTACGGTCCCACTTCTTACGATATGAAGGAGCATAAGCGCCTCTCCCCCAAGGCCTTCCAGTCGGAGGAGTCGGTGATGAAGGCTACCGCCAAGAATATGGAGAAGCTCACCACTCGGTATGACGAACGTAGTATGAAGGGGATCAGGGACAATATTCGTAAGCTCATCGACGGGTCGGGGGATTCTGATATGTATGCCGTCCTCGATCTTCCCGATGATGTTCTGAAGGTTATGTGGACTGTCGACTCCGCTTTCGCTAACGCCTTACGTTTCCGTTACGAGAGTAATCAAGATTTCGAGGAGGAGGGGGACTCCAAGCACGAGTTCGACATTCAATCCGCTGATCACGAGGACAAACTTTCAGGAAAGGATTTCTACAATTATGGCACACAGATCGAGATCAGCTCGGACGAACCGTCCGAAGCCAACCGTAGTAGCCGACTTCGAGACCGCGCAAGAAGAGCCTTCAGACGGAAGTCTTCCCGATAGGACGTGGGTCTGGCTTTGGGCCGCCGTTGGCGTTTACGATTCCGACCTGGACCTTGTGGGTAATTCCATTGATTCTTTCATGGAGTACGCGCTGGAGTCGGCGAAGCTTATATACTTCCATAACCTGAGGTTCGACGGCAATTTCATCATCTACTGGCTTCTCACTCATGGTTACCGTCATTACGAGGGTGAGCAGCGTACACCCGATAAGGGTTGGTTCTCCACTGTCATCTCCTCGGAGGGACAGTTCTACAAGATCACTGTTACTACTCTTGACGGGGTCATCACTGATTTCCAGGATTCTTTGAAGAAGATTCCTCTTTCCGTCAGGGCCATGGCTAAAGCATACGGCCTTGAGATGGAGAAGGGGACGATGGATTACAAGAAGGTTCGTTATCCCGGTCATGTTCCTGAACCCGAGGAGGTGCGCTACGTTCGTAAGGACGTGCGTATTGTCGCCGAGGTTCTTCGTCATCAGTACGAGGAGGGCCTTGATTCGATGACGGCTTCCGCCGACGCTTTGAAGTTGTTCAAGGCCTCTATCGGTGGTGAGGATGAGTTCCGGAAGATGTTCCCCGAGCTGTCTTCTGATGAGGATGCTGCGGCTCGTGCCGCCTATCGCGGTGGGTTCACGTATGCTGATACTCGTACGGCCGGTAGGATCGTGGGCGAGGGTATCGTGTTGGATGTCAACTCCCTCTATCCGTCTGTCATGCACGACCGCCCGCTCCCCTGCGGGCTCCCTCATAAGGCCGCTTGGATTCCGGAGGACGATGACACTTTGTACATCGCCACGTTCAATTTCACGGCGAAGTTGAAGCCCCAGGGCGTTCCTTGCATTCAAGTGCGCAGGTCTCATTGGGCATGCCCGAACGAGTATCAGAAGGAGATTCCGGAAATCACTGAGATGCGTTTGACGTCCGTTGACTGGAAGCTGATCAATGACATGTACGACGTCGATCTCGTTTCCATCCATGACGTGACGGTGTTCGACAAGTGCGAGCATGTGTTCGATAAGTACATCGACGGGTGGATGATGGTGAAGGAGAACAGCACAGGTGGTAAGCGGCAGATCGCGAAGCTGATGTTGAATTCTCTGTACGGCAAGTTCGCCTCCAGGGTGATCCATGATAAGAAAGTACCGTATCTGGAGGATGATCGGGTCAAGTACGAGTTCGTCGGAGACGATAAGGGGTCCAAACCGGTTTACACACCTCTCGGTGTGTTCATCACGGCATGGGCGCGCGATAAGACTATCAGGGCGGCTGCGGCCAACCATGACCGGTTCCTGTACGCCGACACTGATTCCCTTCATCTTACGGGTACCACTCCCCCGGATAACCTTGAGATTCACAATACGCATCTGGGCGCTTGGAAGGTCGAGGGGACGTTCGATCGCGGTATTTTTGTCAGGGCTAAGCAGTACTGTGAGGAGAAGGACGGTGTCCCGGACACGCATATTGCAGGTCTTCCTCGTTCTTGGGCACATAAGATCACTCCGGATGATCTTCTGTCCGAGCAGCGATGGTATGGTAAACTGGTGCCGAAGGTGATCTCCGGAGGGACGTACCTGACGGAGACGCACTTCACCTTCGTACCTGTCGACCCCGCGTGAGCGGGGATGGCCCGTAGGGTAATCCGGCTCCAGTGCTGAAGATGATGTCGACCCCGCGTGAGCGGGGATTGTCCGAACTAGTGAAGGAGGTACGATGTCCGAGAGGATGGACACGGTTTCGTTGGCTCTCCCCAAGTGGGTCAATGAGTTCTACGAGGAGGCTCATTGGGAGGTGCGCATGAAGAAGAGCGCGTTGATGAGGGAGGTGCTGCTCGGGTATGCGAAGGCGAAGATCGCGGAGAGGTCTGAGGCGTCTCACCCATCCCCCGGGCCGTTCGAGAGCTCAGACACCGAGGAGAGCTGACCGGTGACGTTGCGGGCGCCTACCGCCGGATGAGACCGGGCCCGCGACAGTGAGTTGGTCGCTCCGCCGGGGCTTCTCGGCAGTCTGTGATAGTATGGGCTATGAGTGGAATTACCATTCATAGCCCATACGTTTGCATGGAGGTATCATGGATTTTGAAGGTCTCCTTCAGTCTCTGATCAATCCTGGTGAGGAAGGGCCGTCGGAGACGATCTATGACGATCTCCGTGCCGCCTACAACACTGTCAAGGACAAGGCCGACAGTGCTGGTGCCAAGATCAGTGAGCTGACCGATTCCAACTCTGCTCTTTCCAAGACTGTAGACGGTCTGAAGAGCAAGAACTACGACTTGCTCGAGGCCATAGGCGCGGGCGGGGACAACGCCGGCGACGCCGAGTCGCACGGTGACGACACGAGCGATGCTGACGACGGGGACGACGGCAGCATCGCCTCCTTCTTCTCCAAGCCTAAGGAGGCATGACCATGACGCTCCCCAGCGGTCGCATTCGCGACTTCGACAACATCGAGATTCTGAACCGGATCCGCAACGACGCTACCTCCGACTATCAGCGGCGCATCCCGGCTGCCACGAAGGGTTCTGTCGCCGACGTCGTCCAGCAGCTGACCTCGTACACCCCTCATTTCAACGAGTTCACCGACGCGCTGATCAACCGCGTCGGTACGTACATCACCCGTGACATCACGTGGAACAACCCTCTGCGCGAGTTCAAGCGGGGCATGCTGAACTTCGGTGACACGATCGAGGAGGTTCAGACCGGGCTCGTCTCCTCCTACACCTACAACTCCGAGCGCGACTACATGGAGAAGGACATCTTCGGCGCCCACAAGCCGAATGTCGCCTCTCAGTTCCACACTGTGAACCGTCAGGAGTACTACAAGATCACGGTGAACCGCGATCAGCTGCGTCGTGCGTTCCTGGACGAGTCGGGTTTGCAGAACTACCTGTCCCAGATTCTGGCTTCTCCGACGACGTCGGACCAGTGGGATGAGTTCCTTCTGACCTGCTCACTGTTCGCCGAGTACGAGAAGAACGGCGGCTTCTACCACGTGAAGGTTCCCGACCTGCGGAGCCTGACCGCCACCGAGTCGGATGCGAAGCAGCTGATCAAGCGGGTTCGTGCGATGACGGATAACCTGACGTTCCTGTCCCGTCAGTACAATGCTGCGCGCATGGAGACATTCGCCAAGCGCGAGGATCTGATCCTCATCGTCACCCCCGAGGTGAAGGCGAACATCGACGTCGAGGCCCTGGCTGCCGCGTTCAACCTCTCCCCCGTCGACATGTACGCCCGGGTGATCCCGGTTCCCGCCGAGCAGATGGGGATCGACAAGGCCCAGGCGATTCTGACGACGAAGGACTTCTTCGTCATCGCCGATAACCTCCTGGAGAACACCAGCCAGCCGAACCCTGTCAGTCTGGGCACGAACTACTTCCTCCACCACTGGGAGGTCATCAGCACGTCCCTGTTCGTCCCGGCGGTTATGTTCTGGACCGGCAACGACGACCAGAACATCCGCGTCCGTCCGGGGGCCAACCTGGCTCTGGGCGGTTACACCGCTACTCAGGGAGGCAAGCCGGTGGGTGCTGCTAACAAGGCGATCCCGGGTGGCAACGTCGAGGTGACGTTCGCCGTGACCGGCGACAACACCGACGGTCTCGAGCTGGGTATCGACTACACCGTGTCGGGTGCGAACTCTCAGCGGACGAAGATCGACAATGAGGGTATCCTGCACCTGGGCCAGGATGAGGATGCCGACGCGGTCACTGTCACCGCCACGCTAGTCTACCGCGACAGTGCTGATGTGAAGAAGACGATCGCTTCGAAGACAGCGTCGATCGCCGTCGACAAGGCGAAGGCTGTGAAGGTCTGGCCGAAGAAGTGACGCCACATCCTGCGTGTGGTACACTAGTGCCGTGGGCAGGGTAGCCCGTCGGTGAGGTCCTTCCTCCTTTCTGCCTCACCGACGATGGGCCGGTCCGGGTTGAGTTTGAGCTCCCCGGGCCGGCCCTTTAACCTATGTGCTATACTCTATATATGCCTACAGCTTATGACCCGCCGGAGGATATCGGCTCGTTCGGGATGGGCTTCGACTACTCCGTCTGGTCCCCCAATACTGAGGTGTACCTGACGAACGTCGTGTGGGATCAGGAGTACCGCGACGTTGTTTGGTATGACAACTACGATGAGGCGTTCAACGCGATCGTCAACGAGTACTCCTCGCGCATTGAGGTGAAGTCCCTGACCTACTGCGCCCAGGGTGCGCCGATCCGCATTCCGATCCCGTTCTCGAAGGCGAACCAGTACAACTACCTGGTGGCCCGTAACAACCGTGACGCTTATAATTCGAGGAATACATTCTTTTACTTCATCACGTCCGTCGACTACATCGCGCCCGCTACCACCCAGATAACAGTACAGCTCGACGTGTGGCAGACGTACATGCACCAGTTCAATGTGCGCCGCTCCTACTGCGAGCGCTCCCATATGGCGATCGCTGCTGAGAACGGGTGGGACTACTACGGTCAGAAGTACATGACGGTGCCCGAGGGTCTGGACTTGGGTTCGGAGTATCAGATCGTCGATGTGAACAGGAAGGTGATCGCTTCCACTCCCAGTGCCGGCAAGATCGACACGGCTAACTTCGACATCATCATCGCTTCGACGGTGGACCTCACTCAGCCCTACGGGGATGAGAAGAATCCTACGTTCACCGCGTCGAAGGGGAGCTTCGCCGAGGGTGTCCCGAATGGGACGTCCATCTACGCGATGAAGGCGGATTGGTTCCGCGTGTTCACGAACGCCATGTCCCTGGTGCCGTGGGTGTCGCAGGGCATTGTTTCGATCACGGCGATCCCGAAGGGCGTCATCAACTTCGATGAGATCAAGGATCTGAAGGTCAAGCTGCCCGGCACGTCGGGTGTCGACCCGAAGGGCGGCGACACACGCATCTCCCGGCAGGGCGCCGAGGTGTACGACTTGGAGAAGGGGATCGGGGAGAAGGGTCTCGTCAACAATAAGTCGATCACGCTCACCGATAAGCTGCGCAAGGACGATATTCTTCCCGCCCGATACCGCCACTTGTGGAAGTTCTGGACGAGCCCGTATCTGCTGGTTGAGGTGACCACGTTCTCCGGCACTCCCCTACTGCTCAAGCCGGAGATGATTCAATCGGCGGGCCTGGCCGTGACTCAGTGGTCGCACGTGGTGCCGCCGAACCCGCGCATCATGTTCACGGTGAATTCTCTAGGTCAGCGGACCCGCGGGCACATGGATCAGTACGACGGTTGGTCGGAGCACTTCGATGTGATGACCGGGTTCACGAACCTCCCGACGTTCAGCCTGACGAACAACAGCTATCTGATGTTCCAGGCTCAGAACGCTCACTCGATCGCCTACCAACATCAGAGCGCCGAGTGGTCGCAGCAGAGGGCCCTGCACGGCGCCCAGACCCAGTTCAACCAAGCCAATGCGGCTATCGCCCAGGCGGGCCAGCAGACGGCTCTGAACAACTCGTGGAACCAGGACATCGCCGGATACAACGCCCGCATGGGCCTTCAGAAGACGGGTATCGGCGTCGGCGGCCAGGTGATCGGGTCGACCCTCATGGGGCTGGCCAACGGCGGTCCTCTGGGCGCCCTGGCCGGCCTGGGCGGATCCGCTCTGTCCGGAGCGTCCACGATGGCGCAGGCGGGCATGACGTACTCCCAACAGGTGAACACGGCGCGCATGTCCGCCGAGCAGGCGAGTGCGCTCACGAACCTGAACCAGGGGTACATGCGCTACAACGCGGACACGAACCTGGCTTACGCCAAGTACGCGGCGAACGGGGACTACGCGAATGCCATCGCCGGTATCAACGCCCGCGTCCAGGACGCTCAGACGATCGCCCCGACGACGTCGGGTCAGGTTGGCGGCGATGCTTTCATGCTGGCTGCTGAGTCGTGGAGCATCGTCGAACGGCTCAAGTTCATTCCCGAGGACGCTGTGCGGCGCATCGGGGAGTTCTGGCTCCGGTACGGGTACGCGATGAACTCGCCTGTGGTGCCGCCCGGCGACTTCAGGTGCATGGAGCATTTCACGTACTGGAAGATGGCTGAGATGAACATCTCCCGGTCCACGATGCCCGAGACGTTCCGTCAGACGATTAGAGGCATTTTCGAGAAGGGTGTCACCGTGTGGCACAAGGACCAGACGATGATCGGCCGCATCGACTGGGCGAACAACAAGCCGCTTAAGGGGATCATATGGTGAAGCGAAACGGCGAGAGGGATTGGGTTCGGAAGGAGATCTACGAGCCCTTCGTCAACGGAGGCCATTTCAAGAATAACCCGTCGATCAACCGCGAGGCTCTGCTGGTCCGCATGTACAAGCGGATCATGTCGGAGATGTGCGTGAACCGGTTCTCCTGGTCGGGTCTGCCGGACACGGTGGACCGCCGCTACTTGGAGGCCACTCTCATGTACGACGGGCTGGCTGTCTTCTACTTCGATGAGGAGTTCGACAGGTTCATGGCGCTTCGGGCCACGGGGCTCGGGCAGGTGAACATGTACGATAACCCGACGAATTTCACGGTGTACGGCAACCAGGTGTTCTCCAAGACTCTGGACGCGAGACATTGCGTGCCGATCTGGTCCAACTATCTGAGGGAACCTGATTGGGACATCATCGACATCTACTCTCAGAGGCTGGCGGCGTTCGACCGAACCCTCGAGGTGAACATGCTGTCCGCCCGGCACCCGTTCGTGTTCTCGGTGGACAACAACGAGTACCAGTCGTTCGTGAACGCGTTCCGCAAGGTCGCCGAGGGACAGCCGGTCATATTCGGCACCGAGGCCCTCTCCCCCGCCGCCTTGGCGGAGAAGGTGACCATGTTCGACGTCGGGTTCAAACCGCATCAGATCCAGGACGTGATGGAGGCGAAGGTCAAGACCTGGAACGAGGCGCTCACTCTTCTGGGCATTATGAACGTGAACTCCGAGAAGCGGGAGCGCATGGTCGCCGAGGAGGCCAGCGGGTCCTCCGGGCAGGTGCTGGCGATGCGCGCCGTCGCCATGAACGCTCGCAAGTACGCGTGCGAGCATATCAACCAGATGTACGGCCTTCAGGTGGATGTTAGGTGGAACCTTGACGAATCTCAGCCCGCGGATGCTCAGAACGCTATGCTTGCCGCGGCCGCTCTCGGGGGTATTGGAGATGCTCTCGACAAGGGCAACCCCGACTTGGGGACGACCGATCAGCAGGAGTTGAACCCGAACAATGGCTGACTACACGCTCGAGCTGCGCAAGGTGGTGGAGATCGTCGGCCCACTGAACGTGGGGCTGAACGAGTATCCGATCTTCGACGAGTCCTACAGGGATTCTCTGAACCAGAAGATCCTGGACCACTACTGGTACAACGAGATCGCGCATGAGTCGATCGACATGTTCATCCACCAGCTGAAGGTGAAGATGAATGAGATCATGCCTTTCTACAACCAGCTGTACGAGTCGGAGCTGGTCGACTTCGACCCGATGGTGACTCACGACGTGCATTCGACGGGAGATTCCACGCAGGACACCACCCAGGACACGCACACGAAGCAGAACGCTGAGCAGACGCTGAGCAGCGATTCGCGCGTGTCCTCCTCGGAGGAGTCGAAGGCTCGCACCGTGCAGTCTCAGATGCCGCAGACGCGTCTGTCCGGGCATGACGACTACGCGACGGCCGCTAACGACACGTCGTCCAGGGGTTCGGGTCAGAATCACAGCAATTCGGCGACCCAGGACCAGCAGAAGCGGTCCTCCGACACCGCGACGACGATGGGGACTAAGGCCGGGAATGTCACACGATCGTGGGGGTATAATACTCCTAAGGCCGACCTCCTACAGAAATGGCGCGAAACCTTCCTCAATATTGACATGTCCATTATCTCGGAATTGGGAGGCCTATTCATGCAAATCCGATCTTCAGGAGACGAGTACGTGAACGGATGGGGCTATGGACTATATTGATAACAAGTACCAGCTGACCCCTGGCGACTACAGGGTCACGAACGTCACTCCGTTCACCTACCGTGACGGGTACACCTACCTCCAGCTCATGGAGGAGATGCGCTCGTGGGTGAGTGAAGGGCTGGTCAACCAGTTCTCGGCGAAGATGCAGGGACTGGCCTCCGACTACAACCAGGCCGTCTCCAGGCTACTGGTGGACGTGCGCAAGGAGATGGAGGGCTACCACGCCCTCCCCTCCCAGGTTCGTGAGATGTTGAGCGCCGCCATCGCCAAGTACGATGACGAGTTCAACACGTTCGAGAATGACCTGAAAGCGCTCGTCAAGAAGCACTTCGAGTCCGACGTCGTCAACGTCTACAACTGGCTCGAAGGCGAGAGCTCCACCCTTCAGGAGCTCATCAACGACATGCACAATCGTTACACGGTTGGCGGTCTTCTGGCTGAGGACTTCAGCCAGATGGGTCTCACGGCCCAGGAGCTGGAGGATATGCCGCTGACGATCTCCGAACTGGAGACGATCGGCAAGTTCGTCCTCCCTCACCTGTCCCCTCACTACGGTTTCTCCCCTGTGACGGGGCAGTACAAGCGCGTCATCGACATCGTCTACGACGTCTACGAGGCTCAGTTCAAGGGTGGTGACCAGATCACATCCAAGGACCTGAACTACATCGATAACCTGAACATTCCGGACCTCCAGCGCATGGTGGTCTCCTGACAGAGAGGCAGGCTCAATATGCCCGCAACCAACAAGACAGAGAACTTCAACCTGCCGCTCTACGTGGCGTCCGACCACTTCAGTGTGCTGGGTGACTTCAACTCCGCCATGAAGGAGATCGACAAGGGTCTCGGCGGGGCCACTGTCACTGCGAAGGCCGCGTCCCGTGACGCGACCAGCGCGCTGACGACTGCGAACGCCGCGTCCGATGACGCCCACTCCGCCCGTGAGGCTGCTCAGTCGACGCTGTCCGTGTCCTCGCAGGCGAAGGCCGACGCGACCCGAGCCTTCGACATGGCGACAAAGGCGACCACCGCCTCCGAGACGGCTAACACGTCGGCCATCGAGGCGAACAAGGTCGCCTCGTCCGCGGCCGCCAGGGCCAAGGAGGCGCGCGACCGTGCTGACGCCGCCCTGGACACCGCGAACGCCGCCAACACGGCCTCCATCGACGCCAAGACGACGGCGAACGCCATCTCCGGCCAGGCGGTTCAGGCGACTCAGGCCGCCAACAGGGTGGGCGCCCTGCACAAGCGGTTCAAGGAGGTCACCGCCGGGTCGGGCGACCGTACGCTGTCGACTCCTGAGGAGCGCCCCGTCACGGTCATGGAGTTCGACCTGGACTTCGACGCCGACGACGTGTGGATCATCGTGGCGATCATGCGTCACACGGTCCACAATGTTCAGGACACTCACTTCGACATTCGCGTCACCGGTCCGAAGGGTCAGCGTCGTTGGAGCTCCTTCGTCGCCGGCTACGGCCCGTGGCCCGAGGCGATGGTCTACTCGCAGGGGACCGGTATCTTCGAGTCCTTCGAGGGCCCTGGCCGGTACCACATCGAGACCGTGTTCCTGACTGACAAGAATCACAGCACTCGGTTCGACCTGTCGAACTGCATGATGCGGGCTCACTGATCCGAGTCGCATCACCGCGGGGCGTCGGGTGATCCTCGGCGCCCCGCACCATATAGGAGGAACTTATGGCATGGGATGACAAGCATAAGGCGTGCATCATCGCGACCCTGGCTACGGTCGAGGCCGGGTTCAACTACGGCATCATCACCGCGCCCGACACGCTGTCGCTGGGCATCGGACAGTGGACGCAGGGGCGTGCCTACGACTTGCTGCAGCAGTTCCCCGACAAGAACGTGTTCGGTCCCACGATCCGGTCCTGGCTGGCCGCGGGGAAGGGGACGTGGACGATGGCGCGCAAGTATCAATCTCTGGGAGGCACCGATAGGCAGAAGCTATCAGCAGCGCTCGCCTCGGAAGAGGGGAAGAAGATTCAGAACAACCAGATGCGCAAGGACCTGGAGGGTGAGTACATCCCCAGGCTCAAAGCCATCGGACTGGACTCGGAGAAGTACACCGAGGCCGGCATGCTCCTCATCGTCGTCATGCACCGCTGGGGCAACTACGCGCGCATTCTCAACAGGTTGGTGGCCAGCGCCGGGTCGGCGCCCACCCTCGACTCCATGGCCAACGCCATCAAAGCCTCAGGCGAGTGGTACGCCGTCGGACAGAGGTACGTCATCGCCTACAGGATGATCAAGAACCTCGACACGAAAGGCATCACACTCTCTCCTGGAGACTCGGGTGGCGATAATTCCAAGGACGGTGAGGACAGGGCCAAGGAGGAGAAGAAGATCAAACACGCCCGAACGGACGGTTCCGGCGTGCTGCGCATCTACATGTCTGATGGGTCCAACGCTGCCGCCTACCCCACCGTGGGCGGCTTCTGGAAGGCCAATGGCGCCGACCAGAAGTCAGATGACGGCGACGACAAGAATGGTGGCGACGGTGGTGGCGGCGGTGGCGACAGCGGCAAGATCGGTGAGATGACAAAGCTCGCCAAAGCCTCTATCGGCAAGTACGTCTACCACCAGTGGTACGAGCCGCGCCTCCATCCGGACAAGTCGGGTGTCACCGACTGTTCGGGGTTCGTATGGTGGTTGTACAATAAGGTCATGGGCATGGATATCGGGAAGGGCGGCACCACCGTGCTCATGTCCGAAGGCGGCAGGGTCATCGCCGAAGGTGGTGGTCGGTTCAACGCCACCAGCCAGATCAAGGAGGGGGACCTCATTGTCTGCCGGTGGTACTCAGGTGGCGGTCACGTCGAATACTGCTGCGAAACGGGGAAGGACACCATCATCGGGCAGCGGGGCCCCGACGGCGTCCGCGGACCCGCTTACGGGCACGCCACCTCCCTGTTCGGTGGGTGCAGGTGGAAGCTGAAGCGCTATGTCTAAGAAATTCGACTACTACTCGTTCGACAAGATCCTCTCCCGCAACGCAGTGTTCAACATGGTCATGGGCGCCCGCGGTGTGGGTAAGTCCTACGGCGCCAAGAAGTACGTGCTCAAGCGAGCGATAGAGCGAGGGGAGGAGTTCATCTACCTGCGCCGGTACAAGACGGAGCTGAAATCACGCGGCAGCTTCGTAGCCGACGTAGCTCATGAGTTCCCCGAGCAGGAGTTCGAGATCCGCGGCGGCGTCCTCTGCTGGCGCAACAAGGGGGAGGGTAAGGACGACTGGCGCAAGGCCGGCTACTTCCTGGCGCTCAGCACTTCGGCGCAGCACAAGAGCACACCCTATCCGAAGGTGACGACTATCATCTTCGACGAGTTCATCATCGAGACAGGTACCATCCACTACCTGAAGGACGAGGTCAAGGCGCTCCTTGATTTCTACTCCACGGTGGACAGGTACCAGGACCGAACACGAGTCCTCATGCTGTCCAATGCTATTTCGATCATGAACCCGTACTTCATCAAATGGCACATAACCCCGACCCCCGGTAAGGAGTTCATCGCCTACGGTGACGGTTTCGTGGCTGCCCAGTTCGTCGACTCGCAGCGTTTCGCCTCACAGGTAGCCACGACGCGTTTCGGTAAGTTCGTGACGGATTTCGACGAGGAGTACGCCGACTACTCGATCGATAACACGTTCGCCGACAACACGGATCAGTTCGTGCAGCGCAAGTCGGGGACCGCCAGGTACATGTTCACCGTCAAAACTGACCTGGGCACCTACTCCGTGTGGATGGACTGGGGTACACTGTTCTGCCAGCAGAAACGACCACGGGTCGAGAAGGTGTATAATACCAATAAGATGACTCTCCGGGAGGGTGAGGTGCTTATGAGTTACAGCGACAAGATCGCCGAGATGCTCCGCGGCTCCTACCGGAAGGGGCGTGTCTTCTTCGACAGCCCCCAGTCGCGCAATGCTTTCGCCGAGATATTCGTGAGGTGATCAATGGGACACGGACCAGGTTTCTTCATCGACCTGCAGGCCCTCATCACGGCGACGACGTCGTTCATCACAATCGGGGGATTCGCTGCGTGGGTCAACAGCAGGATGAAGAGACTCAACAATCTTCTTGACGACTGGAACGGGGTCCCCGCAAGGCCTGGGGTTCCCAGACGACCGGGAGTCATGGAGCGGCTCGAGAAGATCGAGTCGAAGATCGACAAACAACGTGAGGAGAATTGGTATGACCGCTCTCAAAGGAATGGCTGACCCCAAGGTTCGCCGGTACCTGTACCGGGTCGCTATCGCCGGATGCGGCGTTCTCGCCGTCAAGGGCGTCCTGACCAAGGACGTCATCGACGTCATCACCCCGTTCCTGGCGGCCCTGTTCGCCGTCGCGGACGCCAACGTGGAGACCGGCCAGGAGGGCTGAGATGAGCCTTCAGTCGGACGCCTCTCAAATCGCATGGGACATCACCCAGAACCCGTGCGTGGGCTACTCGCAGCCCGAGCGCCTGACGATCTGGAATCTCCCCTCCCCCACCTCTCAGGCGGTCAACGTCAACGTCGACTGCTCTGAACTGGTGGTGTACTGCTTCAACAACGCCGGCCTTCCCGACCCGTTGCCCAAGTCCATGTGGACCGGCAACGAGGTCGCGTGCATGACCGAGCGCGGCTTCACCGCCGAGGAGTGGTACCCGGGCATGCCCGTCGAGGACGGGGACGTTCTGCGATCCGACGGGCACACGGCCATCGTGTGCAACGGATGGATCTGCGAGGCGTGGATCAGCGAGTTCGGCGACATCGACGGATACGCCGGAGACCAGACGGGCGGCGAGGTCAGGTGCGCATGCTCCTATCTCAACCATCCGCTCACAATCGGTGCCCAGTGGACGCACCGTATCAGATACGACGGTTCCTACTACGCAGAGGATGATCTCGATATGTCGGAGAACACCGATCTCCTGAGGGAGATCCGCGACAGGCTCGTTGAGGTCTCGGACCAGACGGGCGCCGGTATCGCCGGGCGCCGCTGGGACGGCCCCATCGTCAGCCAGCTCAAGGACGCGAACAGTACCCTGAGCAGCCTTGTTGACACGTTCAGCCCCGGTAAGGAGGGGGTCCGCAACCCCGGCTCCGCCTTCTACCTCCTGTACCAGATCAGTGACGGTATTCAGAAAGTCGCCAAGAAGCTCGCCGGGGGTGAGGGGTAACCATGAGCGCGATCCTGACCGGCCGCCTCACCGACGCGGCCGGTCGGGACGCCGCCGGCACACTGACGGTGGCGCCCGACCCGCGAGTGGTGACGACCGCTGCCGGCGTCATCGTCAAGCCCTTCACGGTGGACGTGGAGGGTCAGTTCAGTGTTCCCGTCGAGATCGCCGGCCCGTACACGAACCCGCCGGAACCGTGGACGCATCACATCATCTTGAAGCGGGGGAGGGTGAAAGTGCTCGACCTTCACGCCCCGTTGCACGACGGCACCAACCTCCTGTCGCAGCTCGTCGCCCACGAGCCCGTGTCCCCGCTGCACACCACCCAGATCGAGATCGACGTCGCCAAGGCGCGCGACCAGATGATGAAGATCAGGGACGATATCGCCAAAGGCTTGATCCGTGGGCCCGTCGGCCCGCAGGGACCCAAGGGCCCCGTCGGCGATCCCGGCCCTGAAGGGCCGAAGGGCGAACGTGGCAACCGCGGGCCTTCCGGGCCTCGCGGCGACGTCGGGCTCCGCGGACCCGAAGGCAATCCGGGACCTCCCGGCAAGGATGGGCAGCGGGGTCTGCCCGGCCCCAAGGGCGAACCCGGCCCCATCGGACCCAAGGGGGAGAAGGGTGAACGCGGAGTATCGGGAAACACTGGGCCTGCAGGACCCATGGGCCCGCAGGGGCCGACCGGGGCTAAAGGCAACCCTGGTGCGAAAGGTGCCCAGGGCCCCATCGGTCTCACTGGCCCCGCAGGACCGGCCGGTCCCAAGGGCGATCCTGGCCCTGCCGGCCCCGCCGGGAGCGGTGTTGACCCGCTCGACGACTACTGGAAGATGTCGTCCAACTGGAAGGTTGGGTCGGCTCTGAAAGTTGTCGGCAGTTCTCTGGTGGCTTCCAAGTCGGAGGATAGGAACTACGACGTCAACATGGCCAAGGGCCCCAGGTTCACGGGGCCCCAGGGCTGCTCGTACCGGATCACTGGGTTGGCCGTGGCCCAGGGAGCCAGCCGCGCCAGGTTCTGCGTGTCCTATTACACGCTCGCCGACAACAAGTGGAAGGAGAACGTGTACGCTGACACGATCGAGATTCCCGGCGACTCACAGCCGTTCCCGATCGACGTCCGCGTGTCGGTGCCGTACAAGCCCGGCACGAACCTGCAGTTCATTGTTAATATTCGTACTGTGGAGGGGTGCACTCTCTCCAACTGCGTGGCCTACGCGGACACGCAGTTCGACGCTGTTGCAGCCAACATGAAACGCAGCGCCGACGCGGTCACCAACCTCACCGGCCGCATGGCAACCCTCGAAGGGTCGACGCGCACCAACGCCAAAGTCGCCGCCGATGCGAAGGCGGCCGCTGACGCGGTCCAGTCCATCGCACAAGCGGCCCAGCGGGACGCACAAGCGCTCCAGCCAAAGATCACAGCCCTCGAAGAGGCCGACCGGCAGATTCAAGGCATGATCCAACGCGACCGGGAAGCTCTCGCCGAAGTACGCGTCATCGGCACCAACGCCAGAAGCGCCGCCGACCAGGCATCTGTCAAGGCGGCTGACGCGGCGAATAACCTCCTCGCATTGCAGAAGCAGATCGAGAACGTCAAGAAGGACCAGGCCGCCATTCAATCCAAAGCGGATCTCGCCGTATCCACGGTCAAGAAGATCGAAGGGATCAAAGCCTACTCCGAGGTCAACATCTGGAGCCCCGCCAGTATCTTCCTCGACCCCGACAGCAGCATGAAGGGTTACGAGGAATACGGGTCCAAGAACCTCGACCACTCCGTCGACCAAGCCTACACGCAGATCATCGACACCCGTGAAGGCGCCGAATGGTGGTGGACCTGGAACGTCTGCGGCAAAACCGACCTGTGGCAATTCTCGTGGATGGTCTGGCCCGGCGCCGACACATGGGTGCAGCCCTACTTCCAACTGCACGACTCCATCAACATGGTATGGGGTGACAAGATCTGGTTCCCCCGACAGGAGATCCCCAAAGGCGCCTACAAGTTCTCCCTGTGGAGCAAGGACGTCCCCAACTACGACGATTCCAAATGGGACGGCGTCTGCGTAGGGGCTCAGATGAAGGGCGGTATCCGCCACTGGACCCGATTCCCCAAGGCCCGCTTCTTCATGTCCTACGAGGCCATCCGCAACGGCGTGTGAGGCCGTAGGAGGCCCGTAGACGGCACAGAAAACCTCCCCTGGTACATCGTACCGGGGGAGGTCTTCTAGGCGCTCAGCGCGGCTTACACGAGGCTGTAGGAGTAGATGGAGGCCAAGACGTCCAACACCTCGTCCGTCCGACGGAACGTGCGGTAGTCGCCAGGAGTGTCCACCACCCACAAGCACTCCGCCTGACGCTTCGCATTCATCTGCAAGGTGACAACACTGTCGCTGAACACGACGGCGCTGTTCACGACGTCGATCACCGGCGCTCCGCCGAACCGCTCCTGAATGGCGTGGGCCATCTCCTTCAAGTGCATGAACTCAGTCATCGTAATCTCCTTCATATGGGTGCATGTACTGGGGGACTGCATTCGGAAGCATCCCGTACTCGGACTCAACCCAACGGTAAGCCCCATCCTGCGTAGTCGTCTTATCTCCATTGTGGGATTGGATGTCCCAATCCTCAGGGCCATTCACTCGAACCCTGTTGCCGTCGAAGAACACGGCGCACGAATCGAAGTCGACCTGGAAACCATCAAGCTCCTTCAGCGGCTGGAACGACTCAATGAAAATATTCAACTCCTCCCACGGGTCGTAATCCATTAAGATCGATCCTCCCAGCAATCCGCGAGCAGTGTCTGGAAGTAGTCATCCAAATCGTCCTCCCAATGAGAGAGACCGTCAGGCTCAATCACAAGATAACACAGCAGATGACCATTCTCCATCACGGGACTGATCTCGCTCCCGCCCATAAAGACGGTGCAGTTCTCCAGATCAACCTCGAAAGTCTCGCACGGGTCGGCGTAGAACTCGCAAATCTTAACAACATCCTCGAAAGCCGACTCAACGCTCATCATCAATGCTCACCTCCAGGAGCGGCCTTGTTAATGAAATCGACGAAGGATTGGTCGTACTGGACCCCGGTCTGCTTCTGCACGTTCTCCAGCTGAGACACCATGTGATTGTAACGCTCGACCTCCATACGATTCTCATACCGCATGCCGCACCAGAAGCAAGCCAGCATGCAAAGAATGATGAGCAGAACCTCGATGAACTTATCCATGATCAAATCTCCTTTCCAATGAACATGGACGCTATCTCGTTGAATGAGGCGATGATCCCCGATTGACCACCGACCTCGATACGGAACCTATCGGGCTCCTCCTGGTCCCTCCATATTACCGTGCCCCCGGCATGATCGCAAGTAAGAAACCTATCGTCGCAATGACTGACAGAACTGTTCGCCAGAGCGACGGCGGCAACCATCGGCCAATCATCACTGAGGGTGAATCGCGTCTTCATAAGGAGTGATGTCCTTCATCTTCAAGTAGACGAACACGGGCTGAATCTCATCATCGGCAACGATCCACAAGTAATCCTTCACCAGTTGAATGCACTCGTGGAGATCGCAGTTCAGCTGGCCCTTGTTCAGAGGCATCGTCGAAGCGGCGGAGATGTTCGCGGTGATCTCGTGGAACTGGATCAGCGTCTCACGATTCTGCACGATGGTCTCAGCCAGCAACACGCGATGAGCCGCATGGTCGGGCAGCTCCTCGGTGAAGACGAGGGCCAAACCCTGAGTAACTTTCGAACCTGCCATGATCAATGCCTTTCGGTGGTGTCGAGCCAAACGGTAACTGGGAATGCTTCACGAGGAGCAACCTTGCAAGGGCGGTCCTCGTTAAGACTCAGTATACCGCGGTTGGACTCGATATTGAGGTGTCTATCGTGAACGGCCCAGTTCTCGAACCATTGGCCGCAATGCTCGCATTTGATGAGCGCCTTATTCATCCTGAAGCGCTCTGAGTGCAGTGACTTGGTCATGATGTTCTCCTTTCAGTAGGGCCAGTAGAAACGGTACAACAGGGCGTACGAACTGGTGTCACTCTCATCGTCGACTACAGGGACCAGTGCGATTACGAGGCCAGCGTTGGCGAGATCGGCGTCCATGGCGAGGCGAGTGATGCGACGCCAAATGCGCGGGTCAGCCATCGCGTACTCGTAGGCATCGTCCCATCCGTCGGGGACCTCCAGCGGTTCGACGGAGCTGACGCCACAGTCGTTGGAAGTCTTAATGAGGGCCCAGTGCTCCCCGGTGCTGGGAACGCGAACGTGGTAGGAGGCACCCAACTTGATGTCCCAGATGTCGGCGGGTCCAGCGACGTCCTGGGCAATCTTCTCAATGAC